ATTTGGCAATCTCCACCAATGTCTCGACATTCGGCTGTATGGTGTTGGTACACCACTTTGAGACGGTTGCAGGATCTTTACCCAATTGTTCAGCGAGCCATTTGTTGGTTCGTTTCTTTTCAGCCAGGACGACCTTTAGTCTGTTTATATCTTTACTCATATTTGCGTATAATTATTTGGAAAGTACAAAAGTAGTGATTTCCTGTTAGAATAACGAATAAAGGTGTTGAATTATTATGTAAGATAGTGATTTTCGTATTCAATAGATGATATATATATCAATTTATAGAATATGTGAGCTAATCTACCTGACTATAGTTTGTCATTTGGTGACTCATAAAATTGGCGATGTCAAGTGAAATGCAATGAAATTATGAGAAATAAGGAGGAAAACAACATAAACTTTGCCAACCACAACAAATTAGCGACGAATTATGTTGGCAAAATGTTGGCAATTTTATAAAAGCAAAAATCCTAACTGCTCAATATCAAGCAGTTAGGATTCTGAATGGTGCGCCTGATAGGCACAATGTTATGTAGTCTTATGAATTTTACTGAAAAATGTAACGTATTGAAAATCAGTAATTACCGATTTTTATTCTTTTCGTAAAGTTTCTTAATATTGCATTAGATTTTACTCATGTTGCCAAAATGTTGCCAAAAATATTAATACCTTTGTTAGGCTTTGAATAGCAAAAAATAGTATATACAATGTCTTATCTCATCAGAGATAGCGACATTTACTGAAATACAAATAATCATATAATGGCAAGTATTGAATTAAGTTTATCGTCTAAAGAAGATAAAATCACACATAGAAGTGAAGTCTTGATAAGGTTGTTCCTTTTCGAGGAGCAAATCTTCGTGTTAAAAGTGGCATGTTTATAGCTCCGAAGCATTTTCGCTATTTTATAAACTTCAACAAGACAATAGCAAAAGGTATTGTGGCTCCTGAAAAAACTGTATCGGTGAGCAAGGAGGAAGCGCAGAAAAAAGGCTATGAAATAAAATCGTATGGAGAGATTGTTGTAACAGAACGTATTTCGTCTTCTGAGGTTGAGCATTCCAAGAAACAGAAGAAGAATATAGATGAGTTGTTGGCGATGATCATGTCAGAATTTTCGAAGGCTCATAAAGATGATGTTAATGCCGTATGGTTAGACAAAATTGTGAACCATTACCATCATCCAACCAAGCAGCCTTCCAAATTGGAAAAACGTGGAAGGAGATGTAAATCCATTTATGATTTGGCGGAAGAATACTTGGAGAAAAAGCGTTTCTCATACGACCATACAAAAGCCTTTCGAGTTCTTGTGCGTGATCTGGCTCGATATGAAGCGTTTAAGAACAAGGTTCTCAGAGAAAAGTTTGCATGGAACATCGACAAGATAACCCGAAAGGACATTGAGGACTTTGAGAATTATTTGCGTAACGAGAAAACATTGTCCGAGAAATACCCAAAACAGTTTGAATCAATATTGGAGCAATACCCTGTAGAAATCAATGTAGTGCATACTTTCACCAAATTGCAGAACCGTGGAGAGAATACCATAGTAAAGCTAAAAAAGAAATTCAAGGCTTTCATGCAGTGGCTCTATGAGACGGAAAGAACTTCCAACCGACCTTTTGATGGCATAAAGATTGGTACGGAGAAGTATGGCGTTCCTTTTTATCTGACAAAAGAGGAGCGCAATCTATTGGCTGACGCAGACATTCCTGCATTATGGGAGGGATTGGATGATGAGGACAAGAAACTCTGCTCAAAATTTCCATTGAAGACATTGGAGGTGCAGCGAGACATATTTGTGTTTCAATGCCTGGTTGGTTGTCGTGTGGGAGATTTATGTACACTGACCTCAAAGAACATCACGGACGGCATATTGGAGTATGTGCCAAGCAAGACGTCGGATGAAGATGCTCCAGTAAAGCCACGTATACCGCTAAACCCATGTGCGCTGAAGTTGGTGGCTAAATATAATGGGGTAGATAAAGACGGAAGATTGTTTCCTTTTATAAGTCCACAGAAATACAACGATGCGATAAAGGCTATACTCATGATATGTGGCATAACAAGAATAGTTCCGGTGCGCAATTCAACTACTGGTGAAACGGAAATGAAACGCATTTGTGATGTTGCCAGCTCGCACATGGCTCGCAGAACTTTCGTAGGTGCAGCCTACAAAGCCGTGCGCGACCCAAATATTGTTGGCAAGATGAGCGGACACGTTGAAGGCAGCCGGGCATTTAACCGCTATCGTCAGATAGATGATGACATATTGAAGCAAACGATAAGCGAGATTTAATCTCGTAGAACATAAAATCCGACATAAGCTAAGGGCATACCAATAGTCGTGTTGACCAATGGTATGCCCTTGTTCTTTGGTTCTATTCATGTTTCTCGTTAGAACCAATTCCACTATTTGCCCCTTAAATCAGTTGTTATCCATACGTTTTTTCTTCCTTTCGCTATTGTGCGTAATAATTTTGCTTGTGAATTCTCGAGAACACAAGTGAAAATTATAAGATGTATAACAATAAAAATTCAGAATACAATGGATATTAAAGAACTTTCAAACAACGCACAAATACAGGTTGTTTTGAACATAGCCGACCTGAAGGAACTTTTCCTTGAATGGAAGGAGGACAATAGCAGAAATGCTAATAGCGAAGATGAGTATATGACAGCCGATGAGGTTGCCATCAAATATCACGTCTCAAAAACGACACTCTGGCGTAACGTAAAGAATGGTGTGTGGCCTGCCCCGATAAAGGTCGGAAGAAAAGCCCTTTACCGTAAATCTGACATAGATGCTGTATTTAACCCTTCAAAGCAGCTGCAGTTATGATAAACATAACTTCACATTCTCTTGAAGCCCCACCACACGAGATTCCCATTTGGGCATTGCGTTTGGAGGTGCAGGGGATTATCAATCGTTATGCTGAGGTCTTCGAGTGTTCCCGTGACTTCATAACGGCAGCCGTGTATGCCATCGTAAGCACAATATGTGGCAAACATATAGAGCTTTTCGATGGCAAGTACAACAACAATCCCAACCATTGGATTTGCGTGGTTGCTCCAAGCGGTTCAAACAAGAGTGCTCCAATAAAAGCCCTGTTGGAGCCCATCTTCAAAGAAGAAAAATTGCGCATAAAGAAATTCAAGGAGGAATATCGTGAATACAAGAAGAATGGCGGTGAAGAACCAGTCAGAGACAGGCTGATTGTTTCGGACGTAACTCCGGAAGGGTTGTATCAAGTCCTTGCCGACAAGGACAATACAAAGGCAGGGCTGTTGCTATATCGTGATGAGATTAAAGGTTTTCTTGATGACATGAACCGCTATAATTCAAGTGGTGAAATCAGCAACTACCTGTCTATCTACGACGGAACCCCGTTCCCAGTTGACCGTAAGACACAGGAACCTCAATGGATTTCCAATCCTTTTCTTTGCATATTGGGGGGCATACAACCTCGTGCCATTGCCAATGCCTTCAAACCCTCATGGGCAGACGAAGGCTTTGTGCAGCGTTGGCTGTATGTTTATCCACAAGTTCTTCCAGAGAAGGAATATAAGGACAATGTGCTTGATGAAATGTACAAAACCGCATGGTATGAAATGACTGATAAATTAAGTGCTATTGGAGATATGAAACTATTGTTAAGTACCGAAGCAAAGGTTCTCCTCACAGAGTTCAATAAAGAGACTGCAAAAAAGGAAAAAGATGCCGATCCTTGGGTGGCATCCATCCTTTCCAAAATAAGAATACAGATAGAAAAATGGTGTGCCATTACCCACATTCTTTCTTGTGGAGAAAGTGCTGGCGCAGGACAATACTTTGCATTGCCAACATCAATGATAATTTCGGAAGAAGAAATGCGGTACAGCATAGAGTGCATGCGTTACTTTGAGTATTGTGGTTACAGGATGTTGAAACAGATGAAGGGCTACTCGTCAAACGAAATGACAAAAGCACAACTTATAGCGGAATTGGTCAAGCGCACGGAACGCCAGAAACTTAATATTCAGAAACTCGCTGATGCCATAGGTGTATCACGGCAATATGTAAGTAAAATCGTAAATCAAGCCTCCGAGTTGCGGGGTTGCACTTGCGACACGTTTCAACTAACTGATAATGAGGATGTAAACTCATGGCGCAACCGCAACCTGTAAACGAATGAAAGACTATGGACATTTTTCAAACTCATATATCCGTTTATAACGGAGTGACTGACAATACAGGGACAAGAATGCCTTTAGGGACATTCCTTTTCTGTAAGGAATATAAGGATGATATACTAAGGTTGAGAGCTGTCTTTGACAAGGAGAAGCGTAATGCCTTAAAACGTAGTCTGCCACAGGCTACTATTAGTGGCGTATTCTCTCCAACAAGAGCAAAGAACAATCTTTCCCAACACTCAGGACTAATATGTGTGGATATTGACGCTAAGGACAATCCAGACATTTTGGATTGGGAAACATTGAAACAAGACTTGTCGGTACTTCCACAAATAGCATATTGTGCATTAAGTGTAAGTGGCAAAGGATTGTTCCTGGTTATCCCATTACGCTATCCCGAAAAGCACTTGCAGCAATTCCGCCAACTTCAGATTGATTTCCGAAAGATGGGGATAATGATAGATTCGGCATGCAGCGACATCACCCGATTGCGTTGCTTGTCGTATGACGAGCATCCTATCATAAATGAAAACGCCACATTGTATGAAGGAGTTTATGTGGAAAAACCAAAGCATAAATCCTTTCCGACTTGCTTTATATATGAAGGTGAGAACACATCTGCAGAGGTGGCTGTTTGCTGTCGAAAAATACAACAATGCGGCATAGATATTACAGCCTCTTATGATGATTGGTTGAAGGTGGGGTGTGCCTTGGCAACCCTTGGCGAGAGTGGAAGATCACTATTCCATATTTGCAGCCGGCAAAACGCAAAGTACAATGCTGCTAAGACGGACAAAATGTTTACCGACCTCCTTCGGAGAAACTATCAACAGGTTAATATCGGCACGTTCTTTTGGATGTGCAAACAACATGGTATAACAACAAAAGAATAAAAAAGAGCTTGCTCTTGCTTTGAATATAATACTTAGTGAGGAAACGATTTATAAATCGCATAGCCTAATATGCGTTAACTTTCGTTGACGCTTTAGGCTAACCCCTCATAAAGGTTCCTTCGGGGAGCAAGCTCGGTTAGAACTTAACATGAAATAGATATGGCAGAAAGAAAACAAGTGATGGATATACACGCCAATAGCGGTGGCATCACGCAAGCAGAAAGCAACGAGCAACAGCGTAACTGGAATGACAAAATGTGGAGTGTGAAGGCTTCCGACAGTCTCTCAAATTATGATCCTACAAGAAAGCATCTTAATTTTGAAGTGGCAAAAGGTGGAATAATACAACCAATCGATACGTCAAAATCAATAGCACAGAAGATGGCTGAGAGTCTTGCATCAAGAGGCATCAAAGACCCGAACGACCGTCCGAATGTCAGACGTAGGCAAAACACTCTCGCCCAGTTTGTCTTTGGTGGCAGCCGTGAACGGATGCTCAATTTGGCTTTCGAAAGTCAGGAAGTAAGTCTTGAAAAAGGAGCGGACAACTCTCATCTTTGCAGGACAAAGGATATAGAGGATTGGGCGAAGGATGTTTATGATTTTGTGGTGAAGCGTTTTGGCGAAGACAACATTGTAGGCTTCTACGTCCACCTTGACGAGACAAATCCACATATCCATTGCTCTGTGATTCCGATGGACAATGAGCGTGGCAGAATATCGTGGCGTGCGGTATTCGGAAAAGACAAATACCAAATGGCGACAATCTTCCGCAAGCTTCATGATGATCTGGAAAAGGAGGTAGGTCAGAAGTGGGGATTGGAGCGTGGCAATGACATTGCCGTTACAAAAGCCCGGCATCGTTCTATTTCAGAATACAGGCATGACTTAATATCTGAGGTTACACGTTTGCAAACAACCAAAGAAGATTTGCTGAAGCAGATACATCGTGCCGAAATAAAACTGAAAGGCATCTCAACCATGATTGCAAACTTGCATACTCGTAAAGAGGAGGTGCAAAAGCAGATAGACCTCATAGCCCGACAGTTCGGGCAAGACGGTGTTGATAATGCAGACTTGGCAATGCAAATGTCAAAACTACGCAAAGAGATGGAAAGTATAGACGAAAAACTTGCTCTCCGCCAAAAGATGCTTGACGATGCCAACTCTACCATTACGGAAGCCAAACATAGGCTTGCAGAAATGAAATACGAGCACAGCAGAATGCAAGAAGTTCTTGGTGAAGACAGGGACTTGCACTCAATTCAACTTCAAAGAAATATGCTTGCCACTTTCAACAGTATGCTCGTTTCTTCCTTAGAGCCTCTTGTCTCTACGCTCACCGACCGTCAGCAGGAAATTCTAAACGAGTCAGGCTATTCCGACTTGATGCGAAACTGCAACCAAATCATCAACTGCGCCATGCTTCTTTCGCTTGGCTATATCCGTGAAGCTACAACCTATGCAGAATCATGTGGCGGTGGCAGTTCGCCAGACTCTGGTTGGGGACGAGACAAGCGTGAAGACGATGATCATTGGTGGCGCAGGTGCATCGCCGTGTCGGCTGCGATGATGCGACCTGCGAAGTATCGGATGCGACGTGGCAGATGATATAAACAAGTGACTCTTCAGATAAAATGTCATTACAATTTTATCTGAAGAGTCACTTGTAAAGAACGACCGCAACGACTGCAAAAACGACCGAAAATAGCCGAGAACGACCGAAAGAACGACTTAAAACGACCGAAAATAGCCAAGAACGACCAAAGGACGACTTAAAACGACCTAAAATAGCCGAACAAATTTATATTCCAAGTTCAGACTCACCCTTTTCGGTTATATTCCATTTTTTTCCTTTATCGGTTTTGCAAATCAAATTTTCTTTAGCCATGGTGCCCAAAAGGCGACCTATCTTTCTCAATTTCTCGTCACGTGTTAGACTGGAAGGGAATACATGCTGGAGACCTTCATAAACGTCTTTACGTTTAAAACCCATACTGCCTGCATTATGCGCCAACTGAAGTAATAGTTTTTGAATACTAGTTTCCACAAGACCAGTTTCTTTTGTATAATGCCCTATTTGCTTAGTCAGTTTTGCTACTTTTAATGATATAGTGTAATGAGACGCACGACCTTCTATCAAGCCTTTGTCATAAAGATGCTTGGCTGCTTCTTTGGTAATAGGATGATGCTTCTGTACGGCATCCAGCCAAAGACATTCTTTCAATGATAAGGATTGGTTGCTCTTTAGCAAGTTGGTATATTTCTCGTCAATCATCTTGCCATAGATAGTGACTCCTACAGTACGATGCTCATTGTCAATATCGTAATCAGGCATGGGGAAGAAACGATTGCGTTGTTCAGTGTAAATCTTCTTGATGCCACGTCCTACGGTATCAATCATGTTGAAGTTGACCATGCCTCGGCATAAGCATTCGTTGCGATAGTGAAACTGAGGACCTTTATGCTCCAAAGCATTCTCTATGGTGCCGGGAATAAAGCTACCGCCATTGCCATAGTATAAGGTGCTTGGACCTTCTACGAAAACAATGCGCTGTTGCAAGGTGTAATCTTGATGGGCGATGGCATTATGTAGAGCCTCACGTATGGTATATTCATCATACTGCTTCATCGTATCTGGAAAGAGAGTTCCGCCTGGCAGTTCGCGCATGGTTTTGTTGCGTATCTTGCCCAACACCTTATCTACAGTCAAGATGAAAGGAATGGAGAAGTGTTCATAATCTTGCACAATACCTTCTTCATCTTCCCAAGTCCAAGTGATTTGTGCAACGGCAGGATGAATCTTTTGGATAGAAAGCGGCTTGCCTAATAACAGTATTGCAGCACGAGTGATTTGGCCGTCTCGCATCATCATACTATTAGCTAAGAACTCTTCTGTTGTCCACGCATCTATTTCTTCGGCAGGAATACTTGAAGAGTGTACTTTCTTGAACATGACTTTAGCTGTGGCTACAGCCAACTCATCCAAATCATTGATGGTTGCATTGGGTACGAGTTGGGCTGTCCAATCTGGTATTGGTGGTTGTTGGCGGATGGCATCTTGTTTGGCTTGGTTCAATGGTTTCAGACTTTCGCCATCACGACCATAAGCCACACCTTTCCAGTGCATCACGATATTGCGTGGCGATGCAGGAACTTGGAACAACAAAACACGCTTGCCTTCAACCTCAATAGGTACAATATCCCTAAAGATGAGATTGTCTGTAGTGTGTTGAGACATGTCTTGCTTTAGGCGGTTCAAGGCTACTTCACCATCTTTGAAACTGGTACCAATAATCTGGTGCTTCTTGTCCCAAACGCCAAAGACTATCCACGCAAACTCATGGTCTCGTAAGTTTGCTTCATTGCTGAGGGCGGAGAAGTACTTTCCCAACTCGTCAATATCAAAGTTGGTCTCTGCTTTCTTAAACTCTACGACCTCATTTTCAGAGTGTTCCCAAAGTTTGTGAAATATCTCGTTAAAATTTTTCATTGTTCGTTATTTTTAATTTTTATACAAAGGTACTATTTTTCTATAAATACTTTAATGATTATAGAATGTTAGCATAGTTCTTTCATAAAGAATGAAATTGGAAGTGATATGAACAATTTTTGTTGTTCTTTAGATAACTTCTTGAAATATATTTCTGCCATTGTTTTATTCTCTAGTAATAAATGAATAGCAGTCTTTTCTTCATTGGTTATATCTGGACTATCTAAAAGATCAATCAACGAGTCTTTTTCTTCCGATGTAAAATTTCTTTCTCTTTTTATGATTTGATAAAAGTTAATGATATGGCAAATCTTATGTTTCGCAGCTTTATCTAAGATCCATTTTGAGAGGGACTTGACTGCATCCAAAAGCATAGGGTTCTTTGTCGACAAGCAATCATACGTGTTTAATGCCATTAATAAATCATTCGTAGCTCTATTGTATATGTCTGGATTATATTGTGAGACAAACTCATAACTTGAAATAATCATTGAATAATCAATATTGTTGACATTGGTAAAATCCTTGTTGCTGAATATAGGAGTGAATGGAGAACTGATAAGTTTATCACCATTGGAATTTTCGTATGCAAAGACTAATGTTTCTGCATGCTTAAAAAACTCTTTTATCTTATATTTCCCATTTGACACTTTGATAGCAAACAACAGAAAATTGTATTTTCCTATTGTTGCTATGGTAATTGGATTCAATTCGTGATCTTGGGATATTGGCTTTTTATCAATGATAGCTTGTCCCAATAAATCCAAACATATTGCATCTTCATCGCTTAAGTCTCCGATGTTTACATCATCTTTAACGCCCATCAAATCAAACAGCATTTTTGCTCTACTCCATTTCTTATATTCTTCTTCTATTTCTTTATAGTCTGAGGGAGGAATACTTTTTACTTGTACATTGTTTCCCCCATAGCATATAACTTTAGTCTTTATGCATTCAAGCAAAAAAACTAATTCATGGAGTCGTGTACTTATGTTGTAATTATTTGAATCAAATTTTATAAAAATTATTTTTTTATTGATGATACAGATAGTTAAGAAGTTACCAATATTTACAATTTCTGTATCTTTATTTTTATAAATATCATATTCTGTATAATAAACTTTTCCTGCAACTTTGACGTTTTCTATTACATGAGTTCCACCATACACTGAATATTGTTGCTCTCCGATAGGGTATTCTGTAGTAATTCCATTATCACCAGTTTCTGCATAAAGATACACTGGTTGGTTAATGAGTTTAGATAAAGCTTCCTCTTTAGTTTTACAACCAGAAACAGTTGCTGTTATTTTATACCCATGTTTGCTAGCTTCTTCTATAGACAATATTTTCTTGTCTGTAAAAGAAATTTGCTTTTTACAGTCACGATGGAAGTCTCGCAAGTCATTTTCTAAAGACGCAAAGCCTGGGTTGACTGGCGATAGCCTTATTGATACTTTATTCTGATTATTTGCTTTTTGAATATAGCGTCTTAAGTCAATTGGTGCTAATTTTGCTAGATACACAAAGTTTCCAGTCTTTGTTATGTAAACAACAAAGAAAAGTATGCCACCATCTCTTTTGTAGGCGTGTAAATCTGTTATCCTTATCTGATATGATGGGGCATTAGGGATGTGTTTTATTGTTTTACCCTTTACCTGTACGGCTATACGAATCGTAGTTTGATTCTTGCTTTGCAAATAAATGAATCCATCCCAAATCGGCTCTCTGTCATTTTCTGAAATGCATGGATTAAAGAGTCCATTTTTCAAGAAAATGTCCTTTACTGCCCCAACTGCAATTTGTTCTATCTGCCTACTATTCATATTGTTTCCTAATATAAAATTTTACTATTTATAGTTCAATATAACCAGTCTTTGAATATCTAATTTTTGTGTTTTTTAGCTTGGGATGTGTTTGTAAAAGACATCTTAGCAAATGTAAACTTCGATATATAGACTTGCATAATGAATGCTGTTTAGATAGATATTCATTTGCATACTCATCTAATTGTATTTTATGAGCAGGTACTTGCCTCTCTTTGCGCAAGTGCTTTAATGGACTTAATATGTCATCGCAAATGCTATTGTTTATATGGGTAATCCATTCGTTTAAACAATCTAATGAGCCTCTTGTGCTGCCTTTGTCTCGTTCTATGGACATAAACATTTCGAAAAAATGTACATCAATGTTAGATATCACGATTTTTTCTAACAATAGCAAAAACTGATTATAGCTTTCAAGGCTAGGAAAAGGAAGAATGTCGAATTTCTCTAAATTTTCCTTGCTATACGTCTTTCTAAATAAAGACTTGCTGAACGCATCTGTTGTTAAATCATTTATGTTTACAATTTCCTTTAATATGGCTCTGTAAATTGTGTCAGGAAAATTCCATGACACATTAAAAAGATTATCGTAATAATCTTTTAATATTTTACAATTTGCAGTATCTTTTATCATATGTCCAAGCCATATGCTTTGGTTCATTGAAGACATATTTTGTAGGTCTCGTGGAAATGCAACAATAACAAAGTCCTCTTTGTTTCTACCAATGCCAAATGTCTTTAAATTTATGTATTGTGTACTATTGATATCTGCATCAGAATGAATTTCTCCTTGATAATCATTGAACTTCAGATTTTTTCTTGGGTCAAATGCATAATGTTGTAATACATTGTATTCAAAAAAGCAGGCTTTAAGCTGCGGATAGCCTATTGCCATCATCTTTTTAAATGGATATAATGCTAATTCTGATACATTTCTGTTCTTTTCCAAGTAAGATGGAGATGGATACAAAACTAATTCTTCATTGAATGAATAGTTCTGAATGTATTCAATTTGTTCTTCTATAGAAGGGAAACCAAATCTAATGATATATGGATTGCTGTCAAATTTTGAAGAAAGTACATAAATGTCTCCCTTCTCAATTAGCTTTTGTAAAACATCTTTTGTTTCATCTTTTGAACATGATGTTACGGAACTTAATGGGAGACCATTAAATTCCGTAGATTGAATATAGTGCAAGTAAACTTCATCAAGAAGTTTGTCTATACTTTTTTGATATTTGATGGAACTATTCATATTGTCCAATTTAATTGTTATATCCGAATTTATTCCAGGCATCAAGGACGAGGCGCTTGGTGCGGTATTCACCGTACTGGCGTATCTCGTTGTCTTTCAGCATGACCAACTTGTAGCTATGCTTGACTTAATATAGCATATATTCTATTTTGCTCTTCTGACAATATATTTTGAATACATGTCTTCAAATTCTCCTTTAAGGAAGAATCCTTGATAGTTTCACGCAATCTTTCTTTAACAATGTCGGAAGCTTCTTCTTCAATATTCTCATAGTTGCCATGAGATTTAATAATCTCGCTAATTGATTTCTGAGGTGTAAATCCAGGAATTTTATTGATAACCATTTCTATTTGTTGTTTATCATAAATTCCCCAATATTTCAGATTTTCTTCAACATAGTCTTTTTTTTCTGCCTTGTTTTGAGGTAAATCTTGCATCAAATCCAAAAATGAAGAAAAATCTCCGAGGATAAGACCATAGCTATTATATAGATTATTGTAAATTAAGTTAAATTTGTTTACAGAATCAGACTTGGGCATTAAATCAAGTAAAAGGGTTGCCTTGAATCCTTTCTCATCTATGTCACGAACTAAATACTTTAATCTTGCTCGCTCTTCTTCACCATAATGCCCATCTATAAATTTGGATGCGATATTGTTAATTTCCAAGTAGTCGAATGATGCTTGAAAATCAACTAAAGCAGTACGTAAGTCTCGGAGTTTATCTAATTCTTGATTGTATTTTATTACTGAAAGTTGAAGATTTCTGTTTGCGATATTTTCTACATGGTTTTGTTGATTCTGTTTATAGAGTATATATAGTGCAATTGCAGAAGACAAAACCGCCCCGATATAACTACCCCAAAAGCCAAGCCATGATGAACTATCTCCTGTAATAGGGAATAGCATTGGCTGCACCATTAGAGTGTTGATAATCAATGGGGTGGCTATGATTAACAGTAATTGAATATAGTATTTTTTTATATGTCTTAAATAACTATTCATCTAAACGTTAATAATATTTATTCTATTGATTACTTTTTGAGTTATTGCAATACTCCTTAAACTCTTTCCTTGTCATAGCAATCCCCTTGGATGCATTGCTGTCAAGTCCATAGACAAAAGGAGAAGACAGCAGAGTATATTTGCCTAACTTCAAGCAAATGCGGATAGGCTTGTCATAGCCTCCATATTTCAGGGCTGCGCCTTTTGCTCCCTCTTTTTCTTTCGCCAGTACTTCACTCATATCCATCGCTTCCACTGAGAGCACATGATAATATCCTTTTACCAAGTGGTTATCTACAGGGGCAAAGTATTTTATCTTTTGGAAATCAACACCCGAAAGAATGGATTTATAACCAGAGAAGAATATTTCGCCTTGACCATTCAAAACCAATTCTTTGTTGATGTTCACATGACTATCTACTGATGCAATGTAGAATGTACCCTTATTTACTGGCTCATCCGAGTATTCCAACCCCTTTTGAGGAATGCTTTCTTCCAACAACCGTTCCCGTCCGTTGTCATCCTCAAGCCAATGGCGGATCTGTCGGCGCAAGGCTTGCTCCGAACTGTTGGCATTTATGATGATGCTTCCGTCCCCAGCATGCTGCTCTTGGTCGGGACGCAAGGGGAATGCACCAATTCCTATCAAGCGGTTCGATTGCTGATAGTAATAGTCACCATTCTCTGCGTCAAGTGCCTCCAACGGTATGCGACCAGGAAACAGCACATAACCAGCTATGATTTCTTTCTTCAAGTGTTCGTGGTCACGTCCTTCTTCCGTGTAGTATATGGCATCACGGTAACGATGCATCTGGTCAATGGCATCAGCTGGCGGCACATCATAACGGCTGTCATATCTGCTGCCGTTCTCATCCGTGTCGGCTATTCGGTATTTGGCATCAAATAGGTAGGTGAACTTCATATTACCTTCTGCTTGCCTGCTCAGTCTCAGCACAATGTCAGGACGCTGCACAGTCGTCATGGTGTTTGTTCCGCTTATGGCTGAAAGGGATTTGCCTTTATGCACCTCGGCATTGTAGCATACACTTGCCAACTCAATGCCGTCTTGGTTGATGAAACTCACCGAACCGCCATATACGAGTTGCGGAATAAAGTCGTTGCTAATGTCTCTGCCGTTCACCTTTGGCTTGGCATCCTTGCCCAACTCCTTCATTACATCCTGCACAATGTTCTTCACCTTGATGAAGCACCATATCTCATATAGGTCGCAGATGTCTTTCACCTCCAGTTTTCTCATGCCATCCTCCAGTTCATAGCCCTGCTGCAGTTCCACCCATTTCTCCATGATGGTCTTATAGCCTTGTGCCTGTTTCATCACAAGATTGTCTTGTGTGAACCCCTTGAACTGTCCTACGCCACGGAAAAAAGCATTGTTTGAGAGTTGCATCAGCTCGTTCTCCATGTCTTCAAGCGAAGTGTCTATGCGCTTCGGGTCGTCAAGGTGCATGGCGGTCATAATGTGCTCCTTCACCACAGCAAAGCGGCGTGCCATCTCTCGAATGGCGTATTTCAAGAAACGGTTCTCTATGGTGTCATGGCTCAGCGTCAGTTCCTCCGTACGGTATAGGTGGGCAGGATTGTCTTTGTGTGTCTGGTATTCATTTTCCAGTTCTCTGGGAATGTATGCCATGCGCTCGGCTCTCTCATACTTAGCCACAGAGCGCAACCGCCTTTTGGGACGGTCGATGATTTGGCGTGCTGCCGCCATGATGTCGGCATAGCACGACTTGAATATCTGCCACCATATCAGCGGATTGTTCTCACCTGTGCCTTGGCGCATACTGAGATAGGTGTCTTTCAAGAACGATGTACTCAGCATGGCGTATTCATGCTCTATATCGGAGATGATGGTCTTTAGGTCGGAGCGGTAGTCCAACTTGTAGCTCAACACCTCGGTCATGAACTTCAGTTCCTTTGTCTGTTCTTCCCCTTTCACTTTGTAGGTGATGCAGAAGTCGGTCATTCCCACTTGATTGTGAAAGTTCAATGATCCATACAGTTCATCGCCAGTGCTGATGATGGTGCTTTTGTCCTTGCCGTCTGTGCGCAGATGGTCGTTGATGGCAAGTGACAATTCTTCCAAGTCTTTGCCCTTGCCACGTACAATAAGCGGATATTCTGTATTCTCGAAGAATACGGCTTCATGGCGGATGTCATTTCCTTCCTGTGTGTTTCCGTCAAAAGAAAACTTGACATGCTGTGTTTCCGCTGTGTAGCGGCACAACAACTTTGCAGCACTGTCAGTATTGACGGTGTCGATACAGAGATTGCGGATGGTCTCGGCTATTCTCCGCTCATGATTAGGACAAGAGAACCTTACAAGCAAATCCTCGTTTGTCACTTCAAAGTTGAATACACTTGCCATACTTTTGTGGACATGAATGTTTAGTTCCAGAAAGAAACAAAATGGTCACGCTTCAGTTGGCTGAGCATACTGTCAATCTTTTTGACGGAATGCAGCTTGTCTTGTTCTCCCAGCTGATTTGTGATGATGTGGCGCAAGGCGGTAAGTATGTTCAAGTCGCCATATTGCTTGGCTTCATCCACATTCACCTCTGCTTTGGCTATGCGTTCCTTGTCTGCTTCCGAATCGGTGATCTTTAGTTTTGTTTCATCACCCTCTACGCGTGAGAGAACTTTCATCAGCGTAAAGTTGTCAAGTGCAGATATGCGGTCGGTCTGTCCGAACTTCTGCGATGCTTGTAGATATATCAGCGCTTCATTGGCAGCACGATAACCAAGCTTGAAAGGTGTGCCTTCAAGCAAGGCATTGATGCGCTTCAGATAGTCTATCGTAAATCTTGCATCATCTCCCAAATCATCTATTATTTCCCTTGCCTCAATGTGACGGTCAACAAGGAGCACGTTCAAGTCAGCATCATCGTTTTCCTCAAATGTCTTAACAATGGCTTTAAGGTCGTCGTCTGTTGTGTCGGTAAGAAAACTGTCATAGTTCACCTCATTCATTTCCACCGACATGGCTCTGTCGAGCACCTTGCGTGAGAAGGAGAAAGTTGTCTCGTCCATGTTCACAGTACCAATTACAATGAGATTCCTTGGCAGGGTCAGTCCTCTTGTACGGAAATGCTTGATAACCTTTGTTATTGCTGATTCCGTATCACCAGCCGTGAAGTTCGGGAACAGCGTGTTTACCATCGTTTTCGCCACATCTTCTCCAAACGAGTTGAATGGCTTGATGATTGGGTCGGTCATGTATTCTCTACCCTCAAAGCTGCGACTCTCAATGGCACTCAGAAACTCTGCGAAGTATTCCTCCACTGGAGCAAGGTTCATCTCGTCGAGACACAAGAAGAACGGCACTTCGGGATGTTGCCATGCCTTGACGATAAACTCAATGAAGGGCGTGAACACATAGTGCGGACTCGGAATGTTAGACAGATAACCGATTACGTCCATCGAGTTGTGCCAGTTGGGCTTCACTTGTATCAGTTCAAAGTTGGCTGGCGAGTGCAGCGCCCAACGGTCATTGGCAAAATCGCCACCAGTATATCCATTTGCCCTTTGCAACTCCTCTGTAACTGTTGCCTGTGCCAACTTGCGCACAATACGGCTCTTGCCGGTACCGCTGATGCCGGCAAGGAGCATGAAGGGCTTGGTGCGGAGGGCGGTGAGATAGTCAGCCACTCTATTTCCCAAATATTTTATTGATAATGATTTTGATTTAATACTTGCATTATCTGTTGTGGGTAATCGCCTTGACACTAAATCTAATGATATAGACATCATAGATTTACGCTTTTTTAGGTCACTTTCTTCACCATTTATGGCAATAAATGTATTTTTATTTTTTCGAACATCAGGTAACAATTCCTCGTCAATGTATGAGTTTAGAACTCGCATTGGACCAACAATCTCACCATCTTTAAAAAGAACTTGGTTGCCATCCTCCAGTTCTTTGTAAATATTCTCAATATTAAAAACAATTTCAGTGCCGTCGGATTTTTTTATTTTGTAGCAACAGTCTATGATAAATGTAGACAAGATGTTCTTTAACCCTATCTCTATGCGAGATTCAGCATTGTTTCCTTTGAGCCAAGAGTATAGCCAACGATTTATTTCGTCTTTGGAATATGCAGCAATGTATGCGTCAAGAACTAACATTTTATCAGAAAATGATATTCTTTTTGCATATCGTTCTTTTCCAGTACGCTCTTGTCTCGAACCTTGTACAAAGGATATCTTTCCTAAGTGTAGAAATAATTCTATACCTACTTGTAATGCCTCTATTTGAGATTTGAACAACGGAGAATCATTGATATAGTCACAAATGTTATCAATATTTGCATACTTTTTTCTGAGAGAATCGCTAAATGTAGAAGCCAAACGAATAGCAGTGGTTCCATTATTGGTATATTCTTCAGAATAAGCTACATCTGTAGGAATATCTACAACAGTATAAATCGCATACAAAGATGCTATTATTTGTCTAAACGAATTGAGAGAAGATTTTATACCTAATCTCAAGTTCGGATTCTCACGTGGAATCAAAGATGAAGGAAAAACTTCTGCCATATCTTATTTTTTTTCGTTTTTTAAAATTTCCTTTGCAATAGCTCGAGCCAAAAAAGGTGGAACAGCATTACCTACCTCTTTCATTTGAGACCCTTTGCTCCCATAAAAAATATAATTATCTGGAAAAGATTGTATTCTTGCAGCTTCACGAACAGTTATACATCTATTAAGTATCGGGTGGGTAAACCGTCCCGAAGATGGCGTGTCAAATCGTGTGGTTATTGTAATAGATACCCCGTCTTCTATCATTCTGCACCATGTACCACTATAGATGGACTTTGTTAAAAGTTCTGTTGGCAAGACCTCTTTTCCTGCTCCCTTGGGAATCATTCTTAGTTTTTCTATAGCTTTAGATGAATGCTTTGTTGCTACATGATTGTAAAGAATATTGCAATTTCCTCTCAATTCCTTTTGGTAGGAAGAAAAAGGTGTTGTTGTATATGCAGATTGCTCCGTTCCTTCTCCTGATTCAATAAAAGGCAAATCGTATATTGCTTCTTTTATTGTCGTGTGTGTGCCATCAGGTTTAGGTAAGGAAAGTGTTAACGTGTCGCCTAATTGTCCCATGAATACGGCTCGTCTTCGTTCTTGCGGAACACCAAAATCTGCAGCACATAAAACTCCATATGTTACTTTGTATCCCAATTTTTCAAATGCTGTTACTATTTGTTTTTTGAAGTAGCCATTTGAAGTTGTTATTATATTGGGTACATTTTCAAGCACGAAATATTTAGGCTTGAATTCTGCAACAAACCTTACATATTGTTGAAATAAAAAGTTGCGAGGGTCATCAAGATTTAATCTTTTCCCCTTTTGTGAAAAGCCTTGGCAAGGAGGTCCTCCTATAATAACATCAATTTTTGGATGTTTTGCATGCAAAGACTTAACATCGATGTCGCAAATATTTTCAGCTAAGACCTCTGTACCAATATGGTTGCGTTGATATGCACTTGCTATCTCCTTGTCAAATTCAACAGCAAAAGCAATATCGAAACCTCCTGCCATAAGAAAGCCTTCTGACATTCCTCCAACACCTGCGAATAAATCACCAACTATCATTGTCACTCTAAAATTCTTCTTTTTGCTAATTCAAAATACTCATTATTTAACTCAATACCAATAAAGCGTCTCTTTAGCTGTTTGCATGAAACACCAGTAGAACCACTACCCATAAAAGGATCTAAAACCACATCATTTTCATTTGAAAGTATTTCTATGAAATGATTAAGTAACCCTATGGGCTTTTGTGTGGGATGTTTACCATATTTACGCTCTTTTGCACCTATAGTGGCAGTTTCCACAAAGTCATGAATAGCCTTGCCATGATTATTGAAAGTGCCAGTTGTTCCATCATTTACAAGATATATCCATGTTTCGGTAGAATTTATAAAATGTAAATTCATATTACGTGGTATTGGATTTGTTTTATGCCAAACCCCAACCGTTTTGTAATAGAATTTATGTTTTTCTGCCAATCCTATGATAGTCTCAACTTTAATAATGGACATGAACATTATAAGATTTCCCTTCTCCTTTAAAACTCTATGGCATTCTGAAAATAGTTTATCCATTTCCATTGTCCAATCTTCAAAATTAAGGTCATCCCATCCCGATGCTGCAAAATGTCCATTACGTAGCTTATCCATATTTGTGCCTCTTTTTTTCATAAACAAGCCCAAGTTATACGGAGGGTCTGTTATTATGAAATCGACACTATCATCGGCAAGCTCTTTTAAACAACTGATAGCGTCTCCAAGCGCCACTTTGTTCTGTTTGTCAAGAGCTATATATTGAGATTTTATTTTTCTTACCATTTAGAATGTATGCTACAATATATTTTCATTCGAAAAGAATTACTTATACATTAGTTCTGTACACTATTTTCCTCACTAAACGCCTTAATCTCGTCAGCAAGGACTTTCTGTAATTTCTCTTTTGGTACTATCAGCTGATAATCCGCCACTCCGATAGGCTTGTCCATATCTTCAAGCGCAAGTTCCACCTCTACACGGTCTTTTTCAGCACAGAGAATGATTCCGATGGAACGATTCTCGTCCGCACCACGCTCAAGGCGGTCGAGCAGAGAAAGATAATAGTTCATCTTTCCTGCATACTCAGGTTTGAAAGCACCTATCTTTAGGTCAACGGCAACAAGACAACGCAGTCCTCGATGGAAAAACAGCATATCCACCTTACTTTCCTTGCCGTTGTATTCCAACACATGCTGGTTGCCTATGAACGTGAAGCCATTGCCGAGTTCCATAAGGAAACGTGTGATGGCTTTTACAAGACGGTCTTCAAGTTCAAGCTCCAAAATAGGATTTGTTACACCCAAGAAACCGAGATTATAACTGCTGCTAAACACCTCGTTTGCATACTTCGCTTGTTCGGCAGGAAGAGTGCGGTCGAAATTGTTGTCTACTCGTGCCAATGCCTGCGTCTCGTACATATTGAGTTTGATGGCATTGAGCAGCAAGTCACGATTCCATCCTTTGGCTACCGTTTCCTGTGCATAATAGAGCGTGGCATTGTCATCCAGTCCCTTGTTCAATAGCAGTAGATTGTGTGACCAGGGCAAAAGTGCTACGGAGCGTAGCAGTTTCTCGCCATGTTCAGCATAACGCTCATAGAATTTCTTCATGTTCCAAAGTTGGCGTGGCGAAACGCCCATCTTGGGGTATCGTTCTTTTAGGTCTGCCGACAATCTTTTCACAATGTTGTCACCATACCCGCTTTCAATCTTGCGTTCATGAAGCATTTGACCAATCTCCCAATAGGCGGTAGAGACATAGCCATTAACGTGTCGGGCAATTTCAGTCCGTGCATGTTCAATTACTGCTACAGCGTGTCGCAGCATCTCGGCATAATCACCACACCCTATTGAGGGCCTGTTGTCTTTATTATCTGTTGTCATTTTATCAATCTACATTATCTTGTCTGAGAAGGTCTGCAACTTCTACTTCAAGCAGTTTGGCTATCTTCATAAGATTACCCAAATCTGGTTGGCAAGTATTGGTACACCATTTTGATATGGTTGTCTTGTCCTTTCCCAGTTGTTCTCCAAGCCACTTGTTCGTTCTCTTCTTTTCTGCGAGAACGACTTTTAGCCGGTTTAATTCTTTATTTGCCATATTTAGATACGAATTTGTGTACAAAGATAAATATAATACTTCACAATCTCGCATAAACGCAGTGAACTTTACGTTTATTTAGCAACTTGATGAAGAATTCTCACTATAGACAACACAATTACAATCTGTTAAAAACGTGTGAAAGAATGTGAAAACGACTCGGCTTTTAGTGACCATAACAAATTAGCATCAAAATACGTTGCCAAAATGTTGCCAAAAATACAAACTAAAAAATCCTAACTGCTCATATTCAAGCAGTTAGGATTCTATTCTGTGCGCCTGATAGGACTCACGAATTGTTTTTAGTTGTGTTGATATAACGCAATATGGTATTGATTATCAAACATTTATAATTTTGTGTTGCGCAATATATCGCAACAAATCACAACAAATAGCACGCAATTTCGCACGCATTTCTTTTAGTTGCGTGCGATTTCTCTCAAGCTTCTCGCAAGAATTATTGGACGCAAAGATAATGCTTATCAGTCGTTTTACTGCCCAAAATATGTTTTGCAATATATAATGCAAGAATTATTTTTGAAATTACTTGCAATTTCAAAATAAAAGCTATATCTTTGCAACGTAATTAAGAAAGAAATTAAGAATAAATTAATTAAAACGACCAGCCCTCGACATCACGGTTAAGTCAATTACAATGAGAAATGAATTTTACGAATGCGAAAAGCATACTTCATACTGGCGTAAAAAGGCAATAGATGCCATGCCTTGGGCATCAAAAGTAGTTGCCGTAGTTGGCGGTTACACTGGCTTCGAAAGCTTGGACGATTACGAACTCTGGCGCAACCAGAAATAACAAAAAGCCCCACCTTCATGTGGTGGGGCTAACCACGAGATTTAAATCTCGAACTTATCTACAATAGTAGAAATTATGCTCATAAGAGCGTTTCAATCCACAACCCTATCAGGGTTGACAGCGCAAAGATAAGCATAATTTACACAAGTTGTATGATATACATTGAAAAATACTTATCAAGCATTGATGCGAAGTACGGAACACATTGGTGTCCTGCTGGGTATTTAAGATTTATGATATAAAAAAAATGAATAATCTATGAATAAAAACAACTGGGGCGGCAAACGCACAAACGCAGGTCGCAAAAAAGTCGGTGATGCAGTCTTATACTGCCGAATGCCGCAAAAGGCAGTAGACAAAATAAAAACCTCTGCAAAAGAGCAAAACCTTGCAGTAGGTGACTACCTAATCAAGCGACTCGGATTATAGCAAAAAGCGTGACGATGTGTCACGCTTTTTTTATTCAAAACTCTTCATATACCGCCATATCTTGTTGCAAGGCGCGTCTTCGTCCTCAAAGAAAAACGCATGACCTGTTTCTATAATCAGGTCTGTTGTCAACGTCTTGCACAAGTCGGCATAAGCAGCGTTAAACGCTACATACTTGTCGTAATCCGTCACACAAGGCTTGAACTGCAACCCCTTTGTTGCTTCAAGAACCTGCTCCTGCTCCAATGCGGCCCGTGATGCTCTGTACCGTCCTTAGTCGTGTAGTATATGCGGCTTACCGCCTCTTCTGCACTTTCCTTGTCGAAGTGCTTGCACTTGCCACCACCCTTGCAAAACACAATATACAATCTTCCCATAATCATCATTTTTTAAATTCGTTGATAAAATCACGAAGGACAGCGCCAAGGCTCTTTACCTCGTTCTCAATTCCCTCAATCCGCTTGTCTTGCGCCCGTTTTTCTGCAAATATTGGGTTAAGCTCCTCCAACAACTGATTACAATTTATCACCGTTTGCTTGTGTATCTCAACCTGTGACAATGCCTCCTCGCTTGCAGCTTTAAGTGCTTCCACCTCTCTAAGTATTCCGTCCTTGTCAGTTGACAACACAAGATGCCCAGCATACGTTATTGATGCAGTTTCGGGAATTGTGTATGTCTTGGTTGCACCATCTGCCTCAATGGTTATATCCACAACAAGACCAGTAGGCTGCGCACCGAAAGCCTTTGCTTGGTTATTGTCGTAACGCGGAACTGCAACACTCACTGCTTTGCCTTGATAATACCTTGTTTTCTCCTTGTCAAGGAAGTAAATCGGGTAGCCAGTCTTTATGTCTTTGAATAGCATGATTTTAACTTATTAGTAGCACGTGGGGCAATCACCTCCCCACGTGCTTGTTATTACTTCTATTTCGACCTTTTTCGCGACCTCGCGAAAAAGCTATTGTTGTCAACCTTTTCGTTGGCGTCAATAGAATGGTTATCAGTGGTTATTTCCTTTCTGGAAACACCTCCTCATGTCGTTGCAGTCGTAGTCTTGCCCAAAGCAGCAATCAGTGCGGCAGTTTGGTTCTGCTGAGAGAGCTCCAATCTCGCATCTTGATATTTGCGGTCAATGTCAGCATACCAGTGATTGTTAAGGGCATCAATTATACGCTGCGTGTTGTCCTGTCCAGCACGAATAACATCGCACTTGTCTTGCGACATTTGGTAGCCTACAGAGCTAAATCCACGCTCCACCGATGAGTTTACGAAATTCAAGTTTTGCTGCAAGGCGTTGGTCTGTCCTTGTATTGCGAGCTGGTTCTCGTAGCCCATCTTGGTGATACCATTCTGTGTGTTGCAGCAACAATTCTGAATTGCTTGAATTACAGCTGCGTTTCCTTTGTCGGCTGCGTTAATAACTCGCTCAGCTGAGAAACCTACTTGACCCGCAACTTGTTCAATGGCTGAACGTACCGCGCACACGCCTTGCTGCAACTGGTTAAAGTCACAATTAAGGTTTGCACCAAGCGTAGTCAAGGCATCGTTATTACCCTTGATAGCCTGCATCAGCAAGTCGGAGTTGTGGTTGTCGGCCATCTGTGAGCGCAAAGATTGTATTTGGCCCTGTATCTCCGCATCTTGCAGACCATTGCGGTTGCCGAACCCGAAGCCATTGCCACCAAACATAGCAAGGAAGATAAGGTACAAGAATGGATTGTTAAGCCATTGGTTCGCGCCACCCAAACCACCATTCATCATAGCTGCCATTGCAAGAGGGTCATTGTTTTTGTTCGCCATTGCTGCATAGGCAAGGGCATCGTTGTTCCCTCTTCGCAACAGATTACTTTCTCTACATTGTCCATAATTATAAATGTATTAAGTCGGTCGGGGAATATCCCCCGATACCGCAAAGATTGTGACAAGTTGCTTGTGAGTTGCTTGTTAGTTTTGTTTGTTGTTTGTGAGTTGTTTGTAAAAATCAGTCTGCTATATTCTCACCGATTATTTTCCGCTATTGCGTAACCAGACGCTTCTTCATTTCCTCCCTCATCACCCGTGCAGCAAGCCCCTTAAGCCTATACCTTGCACTTTCTTAAGTGAATTTACTCGCTGCTGACTCATTCCGCTAACGGCTGCATATCCGTTTCTGTAAAGCCTATCTCTATGAGTGTATCTATCATTACAACACGTGCCGTAACACATCTTTCTGTTCGTGATATTGCAAGCTGCTCAAACGTTAATTCACTCGCTTCTAAGGTGGCTTCAACCACTCTGTTATATATTTCTTCAAGTTGTTTCATTTTACGGGATTTTATTGGTTAAAAGACAAAGGCAAGCAGAGGATACCTCACACGGTTCCTCGCTTGCCAACTCAAACACAATAAAATCACTTACGTTTCTTGTATATGTAATAATAGATGATTGCAATTATTGCAACCGTCATGATAGTGTAAAAAGCAAACTTTTGTGCTTCATGCAATGCAGTTGTTTCAGCGACTTTCTTTTGTTCTGTACTTATCGTTGTTTGCTTTTCTTTGCTATTGCGTACACGCTGAACATTGTTCGCATGGCTATTCGTTCTCAGCGCATCTTTATTGTGATACACGCTTTTATCACGATACACTTGCTTTTCTTTCACGTTGCCAGCACTATCTACAACAATATAGGTCGTTAGACGCTCAATAACGCTATCTGTGCGCACAACTTCTAACACCTTACTAATTGTATCATTGATAACTATTGTGTCACTCTGATGCACGATTAGCGTGTCGTATTTAGTTATTTGGTGATAGGTCTTACGCGAGCATGATGTATCCATGCATGCGAACACCGCGCACACGACAACAAATAACAAATAGCGCAACTTCTTAATAAGTGAGTTTTCCATATTCGATAGCGTTTACTCTTTTCGTCCAACCCTTCATAAACCTTGTTTGTGAAGGCTTATTCTTCACGATACTTTGCAAATATTTCATGCGCGCTGCTTTCAACAAATTAAATGTTTCCGTTGCATATCTTGAATTAATCGCACCTATAGTCTGCACCCCACAAATACCGTCAGAAGTAACTCCTACAATCTTCTGTAATTTCTTAACGGCCGTTGTTACACCACTATGCCATGCAAAGTCAACAAGCATATTCGCAATACTCTGGTCTTTAATCGTATCAGCATTACACTTATCCCAATAAAGCGTTTTAAAAATGTGTCGCCATTGCTCATTGGTAAGTTTCTTTAAGTCTGCAACGCTCTTCGTTCTTCCGTACACAGAACGGAATGTGTTCAGCGTTATGCCTTTGTTCGTTGCTCCGCCTCTATCTTTCGGGTCGTTCACGAAACCGCCCTCATAGCGTAATACGAATGGAATTAATACGTTTGGATTTGCCATATTGATTTTTTTGTAATGTTCTCAAAATTATAAAGTTAATATAGCTCATGCGGATTTATTTCGCATGAGTTTTTTTATTTCTTCTCATTAAGCGTGTCTTCTATTGCATTACCAATATCTTCATCTTTCTTCTTAATGTATGCGATAAAAAGACGTTTAAAGGAAAATCTATTGCGTATGCCGTGTAAGTCGCACACATGGCCATAGATGCTATCAAATTCAATTAGTAACGCGCAACATGCGCCAACCGCACCACCCGTTACATCTGTACCTATCCCAAATGGTTCAAGTATAGCTTTCGAGAGCAACAAACCGAAAATGATGAAGTTAATGTACTCCAAAAACTTTACAATAGTTCTTCGCAAGGCTCTGCTTATGCGAAAGTTCTCTTTACGAACGCGTACCGATGCCGTTAACCCAGTCCAAAAGTCTGTAAAGACAAGTATAACGATAAAGGCTACTAACCACCGCAAATCGAATAATACTTGTTGCAGTTCTTCATAGAATGTTCCAGCTAAAAATGCGCCACTCGTTATTAATAGTGGACTTCCTTGACTTGTTGATATAGATTGTAGCATTATAATCCTAATTTGTCTTTTATTGTTTGTAATAATTGTTTGTCTTCTTTGCTCATGAGGCCATCATTGTTTGCAGTTGCGGTGGGTATAGGGTCTGTATGTTCCTTATTGAACGACAAATCGAATTGGCGTAATACATATTTATTTTCTCCGCTATCCCATTGTAATCTATCACCAAAGAGACAACTCCAATCTTCTGCATGACTGATTTCTTGGCGAGTGCCATCAGTAAAATAAATAGCGCGTTGAAAAATCTTTGATTTATTGAAGATTACCTGTCTACAATAATCATTTTCAATGCTCTGCATCATTGTAATACTCATTGCTCCGTTAGCATACGTGCAATGCGCGTGTACAATATTAGAGTTGCTTGATATTTCAATAGCTTTAAGCGCATTAAGAGCCGCTTCCTCCGATTCAAAGTTTCCGAGGTCACGCGCATAAGCAGTTAAATTATCAAGCTTTGTCTTATCCTCTGCTGTCATTACACCTGCCTTAGCACTTGTTGCTTTAGAAATTGGTGTATCATACGCTCCACCATTTGCAAAATTCAGATAGCGTAAATTAACATATTCTGCTGTACTTAGCTCCTCTCGAATGAATCTAAAGTTTACTCCACAGTCTTTCATTCGTTGTCCCCATTGCCACGGTAAAAGTCCGTCTTGATAACATGCGCCACCGTCACTACCCATATATGGTATCATATATTGTGAAGTTTGATGTGCTTCATTATCATGGTCATGAGTATTATTATCAGCGCCCCATCTTTTCCAACGAACATATATTCTACCATTTTCTGAATAAATCCACCAGTTACATGACGCAACACAGTTTTTATCAGCATCAGTACCAGTAGAATAAATGTAGTTCTTAGTTGTTCCTTGCGTACCACTCTGTGCAGTGGGTACATTCATTGCCGTGAGCAATTGTTGTAGCGTGATAGTTTGAGCATTGTCTGTGTCGGTCTGCCCAGCAACGACCAATCGCACGTCCAATCCGCTGACGCTCGCTGCTGCTTGCAACTCGGCTAATGCTTCTGAGAGTTTTTTTGTTGCCATGTTATTTGTTTTTTGTAAGTTTGTAATGGTTGTAATTTATGGCACGCCTTCGGGTGCGCTTTTTTTATCCTATGGCTTAAATTCAGGTAGTCTCTCATATACGAAACCAGTACCAGGCTTTAGCGTAGCATTAAAATTCATATCAGCGATAGCACCGTCATATTGCCAATAGAATTGTCCGTCCGAGCCGACACACATCGTAAGGATAACCATGCCTTTGCCTAATTCTAAATATGTCGTTAAGTTTGTTTCACCTGTTTTGGAAAAGCGGCCGTACAACCGAAAAAACTTGCCAAGTTCTTCACTATCTTTCACGTTGTTATAAATAATCAACTTGCAGCCGACAAGCGAAAGAGCTTGTTGGATTTCATCATTGCTCTTTCCATAAGGTGGTAACTGCCAGCTTCGATAATCTTTTGTTACTTTAATCTTCGTATCAGCGGTGCTTTCATCAACCGTCACTGTCTCTGGTAAATAGTTTACATTGATAATGGTTGATAGATTAGGAATAATGGGGTATGCTTTTTTTCTGTATAATTTAGTCGTAGTACCTCCGACCTCATACGTCCTTAGCTCAAGATAGTTGGTATAGTTACTCTCTGTGATTACCGTTACCGATTTAAGCTGCATACCCGTTGTAATGCCGTTAAATACACCTTGGTCAGCATATACTGTGCCCTTGAATATGCCTTCATCGGCATAGACCTTGCCTTTGAAGTAGTATTGTTGGTGTACTGGGTCGATTGCGACTTTCAGAATGTTGTGGTCTAAGGCGTACAGACCTACGACTGTATTGCCACCTATCTGCAATCCGTTAGACGACATAAAGCACCCTGTATAAGTGTTGTCTTCAATCTCTTTTCGGCCAAAGAACGCGTTACCACTTGCTATGTAGTTGTCACCGCTCATAGTATAGCCGTTGAAGGCTTTCATCCAGTCGGGCAAAGAGACTGCTTTCTTGTCCATTTCATTCAAGCACCAATCCGAAGCGTTTTTGCCCAATTCAAGCTTTACTTGATTGATAGCGATAAAGTCACCGCTCGTGCCTATTGTTGCTCTGAATAGTAAGAGCGGATTGGAGTAAGTGCCGTCCGTGCGGACGCGGAATGTGTAGATGTGTCTCACCCATTCTGCGGTTAGCTCCCATGTATGGCTTCCGTCATTATTAAATGCAGTTTCCTTCACTCCGTCTGCTAATGGCATATCTGCGCTTGCATCAGACAAGACGCGTCCTCCATAATCATATACGTATGTGTTGAGACTACCTGAACCACGTGAGTAGAAAGATAGTGTGTACCATTGTCCCGACATGATTGTTGAGCCTAACGATTGCGAATAAAAGTCAAACTCGCGTTCGTTGCTTCTCCATGCGCACAAAGAGTTGATACCGCAGAACGTCTCCATGTTGGACGGTGTTGCCATGCGAATAAGCTGCGCATCATTCTGAATGTAGCTGTCAGCGGTTAATGCTGAGCCACCTCCGTATGGTCTACCCAATGTGACCATTGAGATGTCTGCTTGCGCGCCACTTGTTAAACGTACCAACACGTATTTTGTACCACTAATACTTGACTTTGTACAGAATGCTATGTAATGGCGTCTCCATGTTGAGGTCAATGCAAATGCAGCACTTGCGTCACTTGGAGAATCGCCTGCCTTTCCGTCAACGTAGATTGTTTGCTCGTTCGTATCGGGGTAACAATATACGGTAGCAGTACCAGAACCACGCATTGTAATGCCTATAACGTACCACGTCTGAGGGCTGAGCAACTTTGTTACATCATATCGGAACATGTCTGTCTGTGTCGATACCGAAGCAGAGAGCATATCCGTATCGCCCACCGCTGCACCCTCATTCAGCGTGCCGCTAATCGTGGCGAGCGATGAGCGGAAATTGAGCCACGTGCCAGCATAGTTCTCCGCCTTTGGAGCAAAGTCGGTATGTACGAGTAAGTTGTTATGCAGGCTTGTTCCGTCTGCTCCGTCTTTACCGTCTTTTCCATTCGTACCATTCCAAACGACTGGAATAGTTTTTTGTGCTACTTCTACCTTGTCAAGGTAGAGTTTAAACTCTATTCGTGTTGCGCGAGTAGCCACAAGCGTTGCCGTATCTCCTGTGCCTTCTTGTGCTATCGTAGTGCCTCCAGAGCCGTCATCGCCATAAATGATCCACTTCATTTTACCTCCTGTAAACTTCGTAGATTTTAAGCCTTGCGTTCGGTAGGCTTCAACGGTAATCGTCTTTTGGCTATAAGAGGGTGTAGCACCGCCTTGTTGTGTTCGCGATATTGACCCAATGGGGGCGAGAATGTAATAGGCTGCACCGTCATCGCCTTGTGGGCCTCGTGGCCCTTGTATTCCGTCTAAACTTTTGTAATAGATAACTTCTGTTGCGATAATGTTTCCATTTTTATCAATCGTTTTTCTCCAAACGTACGAACCTTTTGGAATATTAGTTGGGAACATATCACTCCATGTTCCATTTGGCTCAATAGTATCAGAAGTGCTTGTAGCATATTTGTATGTATAAGTAGGTATCTTTCCGTCCTCGCCAACATAACCAATCAATTCTGTAGCTATAACCTTATTACTACTATCAATTGTTTGTCTCCATAAATATGTGCCTTGCGCTATATTAGTTGGGAATGTTTCACTCCATTCACCATTTGGGGCAGTCGTTGCCGATGTGTTTGTGGCATACTTATACGTAAAAGTTGGTATCTTACCGTCCTTACCAACGAAGCCAAGCAACTCTGTAGTCTCAGTGCCATCGGGATAGGTTGTGCGTTTCCAAATGTACTTACCTTGAGCTATATTAGTTGGGAATGTTTCACTCCAATCATTCGGGGCGGTAACTCCATTGTCGCTAATTGCATATTCGTATTTAGATTGGCTCTGCGCTCCCCACTTGATAACGACATTGCTACCGATAGTCACTGTTCCTTTGCCGTCATAGGAAATCGCGCCTTTACCAAGTTCAAATGTTCCGTCTGGGTTAAGTGTATAGTGTACTTCTCCACTTTCTGATTGTGACATAACACGGCCATTTTTGCTATATAGGCCGAAACCGCCATTAGGTAAATCTCCACCAAGGCGACAAGCTAAACAACCGTCAAAAGACTTAGAATGAATGCCTGTAAGAATATCAAGTGCGGGTTGCCCATTTCCATTTGCGTGTATGTAGATTGCGCTTTGTCGCGTTTTATCTATTTCGTTACCATACTGCACGATATCGTCTCCAGCCGAAGGTAACGACATAGAAGATGTGCTTTCGCTTACATAGTCTGCTTTCGTGCCGTTGTCTTGATTGATAACACCTTTAAATTCAGATTTGCTTATAGCTAAAACATTTTGATGTCCATTTCCATTATCTCCCAAAAAATTAACCTTAACCCAATAACCTTTTAGCCCATTGCCAGTCCAACGTTGACAACGGATAAAATCTTTCGCTGCAAAGCCGCCATATCCATGCGTTTCTTCGCCCTCCATGATAAGGTAGTAATTAGTACTATCTGATTGCACTTCCTTTACCTTACCACACGCTTGGCTGATGCCTAATGAACCACAGATAGCACGTATCTGGTCTATAATTAGTTCATGTGCAATAAGGCTCTCACGAATTTTCAAACTATCCAATTCAAGGATATATTTCCCATTCGCGTCTTCTTGCATTTTCCAACCATACCCACCAAAATCGGACATATAGTGTTCAGCCATTTCTGGCACTTTTTTGCCGAGGGCATTCAGCACAAAATTACCTGTTGCTTTTGCCGAGCCTATAAATCCGTCAAACCATGTTGATAAAAGTCTTGCCATATTTTTATTTTAATAATATTCGCAAATTCCGTCCGCTGCTGTTGCAGTTCCGTTATTAGAACCTTTAGCACTAATCCCAGAAAGGAAGTTTATATTACCGAAAGCATTTTGGTCTTTCTGTTTTGATAGAAATTCAAATTGCGCTCTCAATGCAGAATAAGTATTCGAATCACTTGCTTCTGTTTTATCTTGTCTCTTGATTAAATAAACAGAACCTCCTCCACTTGTTGTCTGTCCAAGATACTGCAATCCTTGTGTTCCTATCGTAGGAGATGTTCCACTAATTTGCTTTTCTAAATCTCCGATGCGAGAATATTCGGCCTTCTCACCAACTTTGTAGATAGGACTATCGAAAGGTATATCCATTTTCTTTTCGTAACCAATAACACGTGATGCGCGTTTACCAGAACGGAAGAAAGCACCATTATATAACGTTATTCGTCTTCCAAGGTCAAAATCCCATGTCATATCTGGATTAAGTTCTTTTCCGCTGTCATCTGTAGTTATTTCGTTTCCGTCTTTGTCTATTAGATGAAAACCATTATCATCAACAATAAACGTTTCAATATTCCTTCCGTATGCAATATCACTGAATAGCGTACATTCATACGTATTCGGGTCTATTGCCATTTTCTTTAATTCTTTTGCAGTTTCCGTTGCAAGCTCTTTTTGAGCATTCTTTATAAGACTTTCGTCAAGTCGCGTAACATCCCAACCTGTAAGAATAAATTTATCACCAACCTTCGGATGCATTGCACCATTGGGTAACATTAAGCCACCATCAAATTGTTGTCTTAGAATGCGAAAATATGTATGCTCAACGACATTCGTATTATCTTTTTCAGGAGGTGTTTCGCTTGAATTATATTCTGTTTCAAAGGTGAGACCTGTGAGTGCTCCCGATTGAAATTCAATCTTCATATTTTCTCCGTTTTTTAGCTGCCATTCTTCGTTAAACGTGAAATCTGAAGTTTGAATGTAGTACTCAGTATATTTTTCTCCTGTTGGTGTCTTACCGTCATCACTCATTACGTTTTGCAGCTTGTCATTTACTTTCGTAATAGTTGTTTTTGTCCGTGGATATATATCATCGAAAACAAGAACTTTTTCAACAATTTCAGCATCGTTTTTCGGTGTTTCTATATCAATATACCCTGGACTTTTAAGTGGCAAATGAGTTTCTGACATTTGTTTAATGGTTTCGGCATCTTGACTATTTGCTTTAAACCACCATGAAGGCAATTTGTTTGTTATAAGGTTTTTGATGCGATACTTATCGCCTTGCTTAGGCAATGCTGTTTCACTGTCTTCCCACCTAAAATTAAATTCACCTACCTTTGTTGAGAATATTGCCGAATCACTTGCACTTTCAATACCATTTGCATTGACGTTTGCAAGTAAAGAATGTATCTTGTAATATTCAGCACTTGTTCTAATACACAATTTTGTACCTTCAGAAACTGTAATTTCACCTTTGTAGTCATCTGAATACAAAAACACTAAATCAATTAAGATGTAACACTTTTGTTTCTTTGTTATATTTAATTCATCGAAAGGAATATATACAAGAGCGTTTTGATATGTCCCCGTTGGATTAATATCTATCTTTTGATTTTTAATTGTAGTTTTATAATATTTACCGTCATTTTCTTGTTGGAATAGAAAAATAGTTGTTATTGCACCATTTATTGTTGGCACTTGATTATAATCGTTTCTTTCGCATAATATACGTATTGCAAATCTATCCTTGTTGCCGTAATTATCAAGTGCGTATAACTTGTCACCCAACTTGTATTCGTTTACATCAAGTTCAAATATATTAGATTTTATCTGTATGAAATCATATTTATTTTTTTTAGTGTCAATCAGTTTTCTTACTGCACTAAATTCTATTCTTTCATAATCGAAGACCTTTGTCTTTTCGTAATCTTCAAAATAATCCGAATAAATATCTTTATCGAACTTGAATGTTTTATTTTCTTTATCAACGCTTACAACACTAAAATCTACTTCACCTTTATTCCAGTTAGGAGGCATATTACGTGACGAGCCAAAGGCGTACACACGTGTAGCATGTTCGCCTTCACTTTTAGAAGATGTCATATTTACGACATTCTTCCCAAGGATAAAATCTACATTCGTTTTTTCTGCATCTTGACATTTACCGAAATGCACGAAATTATCAGTTACCCACCATTCAGTATCCCATTCTTTCGCAATTTGATTAAGTGCATCAATGTAGTTAGTTGAATTGTAGCTCAATGTTTTTACTTCATCAAGGCCATCATCAATTAAATAAGTGAAATCAGTATCATTATTAAATGTAAAACCTTCAAGTTTCAAACATCGTAACAAACAAATTACTTGCCATTTAAGATTTGCAGTTAGCGAGAAATTTGTTTCGCGCGTATTCAATGTGTCTGATTCTGGCTTATATTTATAGATACGCAATTTCCATGCATAGTAATAAGCATCAAGCTTTAATTCATAATCATAACCACCTTTATTTTCGTTATAGGTAGGATTTTGAATTGTTGTTACGACATACTTCTTCCCTCTCCATATTGCGAAAGAACCAATTGGAAAATAAATGGGGGTAACAAGCGAGAATTTTAATGTTATACTATCTTCTTTCATCAACTCGCACTTTTCGATACACCCTTCATAAATGGAGGGCATATCATAAAGTAACTCGTTATTAGCATTATAGATTGATATGTTCATAAGTTAATCCTGTCTTGTGGGTTGGGTTCATAGAACTTTATTTGTATCGTGCAAAATTTGTTATTAGTGTAGTCAACAATTTCTGTTACCTCTCTAAATACAAACTTAAAGCCTAATCCTAACTTATTTGCATTGAACTTTATAATTGTCGATGATATTAAATCATTCAGAAAAGATTTCCGATTAGACAACATTTCTGAACGTGTTTTCCCCTCAATTACGAAGGATAAAGACAATTCGCGAGATGCAATCTTTATTGGATAGTCTTCTGTTATAACAACTCTATCGCCATGTTCAATCCTACTTGTGTTCTTAACTATTTCCTTTGCTTGCAGGCCTTGCAAGAGCGTTTTATACGCTCCTTTTACAAGACTTGCTCCATAGCACAGAAATAAATCGTTATTATTTATTGTTGCCTGTCCTACCATTGTTTTTATATATTTCTCGTGTTCTTTTCTATCTTTTGCAAGCGTTCGCTAATAACAAACAACTCATTCGTATTCTTCTCAATGTTAGCAAGATGAGTAACCGAGGTCTTCTGAATATTAATTGATTCATCGTACCAATTGTTTCTTTGCGTTTCGATACTGATAAGCATTAACATTGAATTGTTTACATTGTCAAGTTTTGCAGTATCTAATAGTTGTTGCTCATGAATGCTGTATAGAGCTTCCGTCTGTGCTAATGCACGTCCGCTGAGTTCCTCAATACTTTTTTCACTTGCAGTAGCAAAGCCTTTTTTCTGTTCTCCGCTACTTGCCGCGTTCCCTTGACCAATAGAATTTGCTAAATCTTGGCGCTTATGGAAAAAGTTATTGCTTGCTTCTGATATTTCTTGTCTGAATTGCTGTGCGTGTGTTTCACTAATCTTTCCACCGTCAGATTTAACGGCTGCTTGATAGCGATTAACGAAATCTTCAGTCCATTTCTTAACTTCATCGCCCATTTGATTTTCAATCAATGCTTTCAACATGTTGTTTTTAAAATCATTGACAAAATCATCTGCGCCTTTGCTCATATCACTTAATGCTGACATAAAGTTTTGGTACATATCATCAAACTTTATACCTGTCAACTTTTCAAGTGTCGTTTGTTGGAAATCTTCCGTGTTCTTCTTGCATTCAAGCAATGTTTCAAGATAGCTTTGCATATCTTTATCCATGCTCCCCCAAAACTCGCCATTTTTTGCGCCTTTAAGAGCAAGCAATTCTTCATAAGAATAATCTCTTAAGTAAAAATCCTTTGCTTGCGTTATGCTCACACCTGCCAAACGAGACCATTCATCATAACCTCCAGCTTTTCTTATTGCTTTGTTATTTTTATAACTGTTAGAATGATGGCCAATCTCGCGGATTTTAAGGTATGTTTGCATCAATTTTTTAGCACTCGTTTCTTCCGATTTATATAGGCTTTCGACTTGTTCTATTGCTTCTAACGCGCTATTTCCGAACGACATATTAACATATTCGCTCTTCTTACTGATAAGGTCGTCCCATATACCAGAAAGTCTATTGTAATGGTCAACTTCTTTCTCCCATGCAGCAATACCATTATCATATCCAAAGAAACCACCAATACTTTGCGCAAGAGATTCAAAAGCATTACTAAGATGTAAGATTACGCCAAAGAAATCGCCACTTTTAAGTGAATCGAATGCAGCAGTAGCTTCTTGCGAACTTTCCGCAAATTTCTCCATGCCTTTAGCAAATTGTGTATTGCTTCCGACATATTTTTTCGTTAAATCATTAAGAGATTGTACATTCTGATTTACCCCCTTAATAATAGCATCTGTCGGAACGACACTTTTGCCCATTGCAGCTTTAGCTCCTTGCAACCCTTGTCCAGCATTTTGCATTGCACTGGCTGCTTGACTTGCTTGTGCTGATGCTTGTGCAGCAGCATCACTTGCCCCCGTAAATCCTTTAAATAAAGAACCAAAGCTATCTCCGAACTTAGAAGTATTAACACCACTTTGCTGCAGGACTTGCAAGGCTTGTTGTTCGTCCATTCCTTTCAAATCGTCCGCATTCATTTTACTACCTTGCAATTTAAGATAGTCATTCAGGTTCGTTCTTCGATTATCAAGGTTTTTGTCTGCTATTTTTTTGTTGTGTTGCGCTTCTTCGTTCTTTAAAACAGCATCATCATATATTCCTTTTTTCTCTTCGTAATTTTGTCTTAATCTTTTTTTCTCAAGATTATTATTCCATAACGTTCCAACTGCACCACCTACCCAAGATGTTTTATTCTTATCAAGTTGTTCTTGAACTTTGGTATATTTATCAACTAATTTAGATTTATCACTTACGCTGAGTGTATTATCAGTGTCAAGGATTTCTTTTAATTGTTCTTTTACGCGTTCAAGTGTATCACTACTTAATTTGCTAAGATTACCAAAAGCACTCATCCAATCGAATGCTTTTAATTTCTCAGCTGCTTCTAATGTCTGAATTGCTGCATCACGCTCGCGTTCAAGACGCATTTTAACTGGGTCTTCATCAGATAAATTGATAGTATCATGCTCAAATTTTTCATTGATTGCAGCAACCTTTTCTTGGAATGAGCCATATTTTTGCACATAGTCATTCCAAGCATCTTTTGATTGTCTAACCCAATCAAGTTGCGCTTTAACACGACTCTTCAACTTATTTAATTCAGCCTTATCGGCTTCATTGTCAGATTTCTTTATTAGTTCGTCAATTCGCTCAATATCGTTTAGTAATTTGTTTATTCTGTTACCTTTTTCGGCTGCTTGCTTGTCGTATTCACTTGATAATTCATCGCGGTCTGTGCGTTGTTGCTTCTGAGAAGTAAAGATTGATAATTGGTCAAAACGACTGTTTATATCATCAATCGCTTTGCTATCAACCATTGTATTTTCGTCCCATTTTTGAGCCTTGCCGCCCTTACTCTTAACAAGAGCTTGTATTGCATCAAATTCGGAACGTTGACGCTTCTTTTCGGCCTTTATCGCTGCTTCTCTTTGTTTTTCGATTTGTCGCAGTTCATCTTCGTTTTGTTCTTCTCTTTCAGCACGAGTACGAGCATAGCCATCACGCATTGCCGCAATTTTAGCCTTTATGATTTTTTCTTCTACGCTAACCGCGGCATTTGTTCTTTCTTGATTGTTAGTATCGTAAGTATCGTAAACTTTTTGCTCTGCTGATGAAATCTTATTATCTTGCTTCACTTTTCTTTTTGCGTCTGCAGCTGCTTTTTTAGCCGCTGATTTTTCAGCAGCTTTCATCGAACGCAAATTTGCTGCTTCCATGCGTACAAGCATACTCATTGATGCAATACTTTGTGCTTGTGTTTGTGCAAGTCCCATACGCGCTTGTCTTTCAGCCTTCAAGGCCGAAAGATTTCTAACGTGTAATCCGTTAATCCTTTTAAGATTATCGTATTGCTTTCTCTGTACATCATATATACCATTCTCGTGCTTTATTTGCCCTGTCTTTTGGTCTAAAATATCACGGCCATAGTATTTCTGTTGTTGCAGTATCTTAGCTTGTTTAAGCAAATCATCTTTTTCTTTTCCAGTTGTTTGACGTGCTTTATTCTTTAAATCATTAACCTTGGTGTCAATCTGTAGACCGCGCTCTTTCGCTTCATCGGCTTCTTTTGACAATTTCAAATTTTCAGTTGCACCTTCGGCTGCAGCCATTGCATTTTTACCTATATTGCCAAAAGCATTTGATAGATCTTTCGATAATTCTTTATCAGAAAAAAGTCCATAGATTATTTTAGCACCTAATTTTGCGGCTGAAATCTGTGTTTTTATGGTATTCGTTATAGAAGAAATACTATCTTTAACACCTGTCCCCATCTGCGATATACCACTTGTTATAGATGTCCAGCCTTCTTTAATTTCACCTGTTATGATTTGCCATACACCCTTAAAAATAGTACCAAAACCGACTGTAAGATTTTTTACTGCACTGAATGCACTTTTAAATGTGTTTACAAAATTTGTTGTGAACTCGTTGGTTATAGTGTTTGCTCCAGTAAATACCTTAAAGAAGTACTTACCGAATGCAATAACAATATCTGTAACAGATTGCATAATACTTCCCAAGAACGCTGAAACTTTAGCAAGTATTTTTTGTCCTTCAGCACTCTTGTTAAGATACGTATACACGCTTTTTAAGACAAAGACGATTGCTGCTAATACCGCGCCCAATGGTGTTGCAATAAATCCAATCGCAGATTTAGTCATAGCACTAAAACCTTTTATGGATTTAGTGAGTGGAAGACCCATTCCGTCTATAATATCTGTAAATTGCGATATAGCTTGTTTTCCTTTATCAGCATCACCTCTCAGCCAATTGCCAAACCTATCACCGAACATTGAAAAGCGGTCTTTCAGTCTTCCCCATGCTGTGCTTTGGTTTTCCAACCGTTGTTCTATTTCGGGGGTTTTGTTCGCAAAATCAGTTAGCTTTTTCTGTGCATCTTCTGCGCTTTTTTGAAATTCTTCTAACTTTGATTTTGCGTTTGTTAGTTGTCCTTCAAGGACTTGTATCTGTTTTGCGGCTTGTGTAGCCGAATCCATATCGCCAGCCTTTGTTGCTTGCATCATTACTTGCTGCAAGTTTGCAATTTGTCCTTCCAAACTTCCAATAAGGTTTTTTTGCTCATTGAATGCCGTTTGTGATGCTGCAAGGCTACGAGCATACGATGTCGAAACTTCATCAATCTTGTCTTTTACAAGTTGTGTCTTTTCGGCAGTTTCTTCCGCACCTTCATTAGTGTAGCGAGTTTCGATTGTTTTTGTTATTGTTGCTTGTCCTTCATCGCCTTGTGTTTGCGCTTGTGAGCCTTGTGCGCCTAACTCATTAATGCCTTGCTGAGATAATGTAACACTCGCTTGGAAGGCATCAAAAGAGTCTTTTAATGCCTTCACTCGTTCTTCTGCTGTCTGCGCGCCTTGTGTTACTTTTTCAAAAGAAGGGTTTGAATTTTTTGCTTCTTGGTATGCTTGTGATAACTGCTGAATGCTTTCTTTTGCTTGTTTTTGAGAATTTACTAAATTTTCTAATTCTCTACGTTCACCTAGAATGCCTTGCTTATGTGTCTTTATTTGTTGTAGCAAATCTTGCGCAACCATATTCTTACCCTCAGACTTCGCATCTGCGTATGATTGCTGCAAATCTCGCAATTCGAATGTAGTATCAGATATAATCTGCCTTTGTTTTGCAATATCTTCGCTTAAAGATACAAAGTTTGCTTTTGCCTCGCTCAGACTATTGCTTAATTCAGACAAGGACATTCCATTTACAGTTCGTCCAAATTCAGACACTTGTTGTAATACGCTACTAATACTATTATTCAGGGCGAGGACAACTGTATCGGTCTGTTGTTTCATGTTCGTGATTTGTTGCACGAAATCATTTGCACCTTGCTGAACTTCTGATGCATCTATCGTTGCTCTAATTCCTAATATATCGTCCATATCGTATTACATTAAACTTGTTAAAAATCCGTTACCGTTATCATCTAACGTGTAAGGCTTATTTTTGTTTTCGTTTGTATTTGTATTGCTTGTGTCGTTTTCGTCAAAAGGCTTAATTCCTGGTATCGCAGCATTAAGAAGTAAGAGGTTAATGTAACTCCGCTTGAATACGACTTCATCGTAACTCATGCGAAAGTATTTCATTATTCCTCCGATAAATCCCCACGGACTTGTGCTTCGTGAGTATTCATCGTCACTTTCTTCGCACCTCTTAGGAAA